GGATAAGTTGTTTGGCTTGCATTAAAGGTAAAGGTAGTTGAAGCAACAGACCATAGTTTAGGATAGAGGCTATTGATAACATCATTAATAGCCTTCTTAATCATTACTCGTGGAAAGGTTGGAGTAAGAGTTATCTGTGCATATTGTGCGTGTGGTGAGGCTGGTGTGTTCTGATAGCCACGACCAAAGCCTGGAGCTGCATTAAGTGTGCTGCTTGATTGGTTAAAGTTGTCAACCCAGATGAGTTCATCATCAATTTCAATAATACCTTTGGCTAAGTTTGTGCTTGAACCAATAACCATAGCGGTAGCAGTAGATGTTATAGCAGTATTGAGATAGGTTATTCTATCTTGGCGCAGGGTGTAGCCTGCTAAAGATGAGCGAACTTCATCTATCATATCGCTAAGTGTCGGCATTATTTCCTCTCATACCAGCCATCTCCCCATAGAGTTAGCAGTCGTGCAAAGTATTGTTCGTATTGTGGTGCAATAGCATCTAGTGAATACAACGCTACTGCCCTCTTATGTATTGCTACTGGGTCTAAACTCTTAACCCATTCTGTTGCTACCGCAAACTCCATTGAATTTCTGCAACGATATCCGGTAACACCATTTGGGTTAGTCTCAGTAAAGGCTCCCCAGTCTGTAGTAATCGTTGGAGTTCCGCAGGCTTGCGCCTCGATAACAACGTTACCAAAAGGTTCTATGTATAGCGTTGGTGCAAATAGGGCAATAGCACCGCCCATTAACTTTGCTCGCTGCTCTGGCCCTACTGGTCCTACCCATTCACCATATTCAATTTTTGGGTTGTTACCAGGTCCTGCCATAATAAGTTTGAGACCAAGTTCTTTACAGACGTGCTGTGCTATAACTAAACCTTTACGATCTACCATACGTCCTACGTATAGGTAGTAATCTTCTTTCTTCTCTTGTAGCGGAAACATCTCTGGTTCTAAATAACCAGGTATTACCGCATCATAGAAGTTACCATCTACTAAGGTCGGATCCTTAAACATTGCATAGATGCTGTGCATCCAAGCGTAGGACTCAAAGACTCTGTATTTGCTAAAGACTCCACCGTAGCCCACACCAAACTCTACGCTCATATACTCTGGGTAAGCATCTGCGATAGGCTTCTGTGAGTAGCCACCAATAAGACATATAAAGTCTTTTTGTTGCAAACGCTTGCCTAGTTCAACTATGGCGTTGCTGTTAAAGATTTGCCAGTGCGGTAAAGAATTATCAAAAGCAGCTTCGGTATAATGTTTACCGTCTAACGCTTCGGCTTGCTGCTCTTTAGTAATACAAGTGATTAACTCATCAACCGGTGCTTCGTTATTTTCACCAGCATAGAGATAAACTGTATGGCCTAGGTTCTTCATCATTATACAAAAGCGTCTAACCTTTTCGGTATAGGCGCAGTTGACGTAATCTTTAGTTGTCTGCGTATGTGGCAGGCTGATAACGTGGAATCTCATACCAGAAGTCTACGCTATATCTCCAAAAACAATCCAAGAGTTGGCTGCGAGTTTCTTACAAGTTGCACCAGAGTTGGCTACACGCAGTTTAGGCGTAGCGCTAGTGGCTCCCGTTGAAATCACTGTCGTGGTTCCTGGGGTCACAGCACCAATGGTTGGCTGGCCTGCGCCTGTAATCCAGAAGACGTTAATCTCTGTGCCTACGGCAAAGTTAAATGTGGCATCTGTTGGGATATTGAATTGCTGCGTAGCAGCATTGTTCATTGAGAATATATTGCCTTCATCACCAGATGCAAAGGTATACGCCGCAGTCTTGGCTGTGTAACTAGAAGTACCTACTAAATTTCCAGAAGCAGTAACTTTTGCTAAGACAGTGCCAGCAGAGTTCTGCCACTCTTGAACGTTTGCGGTTTGTGAGGCTGCACCACGAATCACGATTGGACTTACGGCTGCATTAAATGTGGTTGCATTGAGATACCCTAAAGTTCCCGTTGTCATCTTTCCACCTGAGTATAATGTGGAAATAACACCTTCGGTTGCTGTTAGTCCTCCAGATGAGTTAAAAAATGTTATGGCAGTTCCGCTTGAATTCTGAAATTCCATAAGATTGGCACTTTGAGATGCTGCGCCTTTTACGGTTAAGCCGATATTTGCTGCTGCGGCAGGAGAAAGTGTAGGACTGCTGCCAAAAACTAATGCACCAGTGCCTGTCTCATCAGAGATGACGCCCGCTAGTTGAGCAGAGGTAGTAGCAGCAAATTGAGATAATGGGCTAGCAGTTAGACCAACACCTGTAGTTGGGTGAACGTGATCATCCTTAGATGCTGTAGTTCCTACACCTGCTGCTGCTGTACCTAACGCTTGCGGAGTAGCTGCTGAAAGACTTGGTTGTGGTCCTGTAGCACCAGTAGCTCCAGCAGGTCCTGTGGCACCTGTTGCCCCAATAGGACCAGTAGCACCCGTAGGGCCAGTAGCTCCCGCTGGACCGGTTGGACCGACAATACCAGTTGAAATAATTGCCACGATAAGTGCGTGGTTATTTGCAAAGTTAGTTGTACCAGTACCAGCAGATGATGTAAGCGTTACGGGTACTTCGACATAATTTGTCTGCATTGTTGGGGTTGCAGATACTGTCCACTTTTGGAAGTTGTTGGAGTTATTTGCATCCTGAACAATGATTACATCGTTTGTCTTAATTAAACCTAAGAAGATATCAACGTCTATACCATCTGAATTGATATGGTTGATATTGATCTGTGTTGCAGAAATCTGTGTAGCATTGTTCCAAAGTAGATCGCCAGTACCAGGATCGCCTGTTGTTGCTGTTGTATCTGCCTTGTAGTCGTAATAGTTAGCAGATCCACCATCTGCGCCAGTAGCACCTGTGGCACCAGTGGCTCCAGTAGGACCGGTTGCACCTGTTGGTCCTGGAACCGTACTTGCAGCACCAGTAGGACCTGTAGGTCCTGTGGCCCCTGCAGGGCCTGTAGCGCCCGTAGGACCAGGCACTGTGCTATCAGCACCAGTTGGTCCAGTAGCACCTGTAACGCCTGTAGGACCTGTTGCGCCAGTAGCACCTACGCCTGTAGGTCCTGTGGCTCCAGTGGCCCCTGTAGGGCCAGTGGCACCAGTTGCACCTGTAGCGCCAGTGGCGCCTGTTGGACCTGTAGCGCCAGTAGCACCATTAGGACCTGTTGGACCTGTGGCACCGATAGCACCTTGTGGACCTTGCTGTGCTGAGAATACTAAAGATTGGTTGGGAGTAATAGATTCGATAACTACATAAGTTGTCATAGTGTTACAGCCCCCGTTACGATAAATAAGCCTTCAAGGAATCTAGTAACAGTAGATCCGCTATCTAATACTAAGTCGTAGGAATAACGACCAGCTACAATTTCTTCTGTAAGTGCTGCGGAAATAGTTACAGTTACAGTGCCAGTAGCACCGGTAATAACCATACGACCATTAGTAGTAGTAGCAGTTATGGTTGTAGTGCTAGAGCCGACGAATGGGCGCACTGTCATAGTTCCTGTGTAACCTGTAAGGTTAATCGGAACAGCGTCATTGTTGACTGAGAACTGAAAGTTAAATGTGGTTGCTTGCTCGCAGATTAGATTAAATTTAGCGCTCACGTGGAGATTCCTCTGAGAGCTTGCGCTGCAGGTAGTTGAGAAGTACTAGCGAGAGCATTGCATACCCCGCTATAGTCAAGACGACTGTTGCCAGTCCTACCCGCAATCGCATTTAATACTCCTACTGTGTCTGTTAAGTTTGTTGTTACTGAACGTGCCACTGCCCATTGACGGGCAGCAAGTGCCTCACCAACCATCGCACCTGGTACTCGATAGGTGCCACCATTAGCAAGACGATTAAGTTCATCTAATAGTGTTGTGCCGTATGTTCCTAGTGCCACCTATTTACCTCACTTCTTCTTTTTACGAGATACTGCTGCGTATGTTCCATTTAGTTCTAAATAATCTATTGCTGCTAGTAATATATCTTTATTATCTTTTGCCATACCTAACAAGGTATTACAAGTTAGGCATAAAACTCCACGAAACTCACCGCTATCGTGGTTGTGATCTATAGCGTAACCACGCCTTCTGTCTTCATAGACAAGCAAGTTCGGTAACTCTGACTTGCATATAGCGCAGTTATTGTTTTGCTCTTTTAGTGTTTCTTCTAGTTTTGAAATAGTGACATTATATTTATATTTAAGATGTTGTTCTAATCTTTTCTTTGGAGTTCTGCTATTCCATCTGTTCTTCTGTTTTTCTTTAGTGCAAAGTATGCAACTATATTGACTTTTCCAGTAATTATCTAATGGTTTAGATTCTTTACAACTAGGACAAGTCTTCATTTTTTCTTTCTTGAAACTGCGGCATTATCAACCAAATTTGGCCAAGGTCGTCCTGCTGCCTTAGCCCGTGCTTTTGCTGCCGCCTTTTGTGCAGGCGTTAAGATCTTTGATTTTTCTTTAGGGTTCTTTGTGTCCCAAAATGCTGTTTTCTTTTTCATCTGCAACTACAATCCCAAGCGCGGAGCGACTTGTTTATCCTAGAGTTTGGATCTTTAGCAGTTTTACTAGAAGTATTCTTTGCCTTCATACCACACATACGACCACAGAAAGACTTGCGTCTAGCTGCAGACTTAGGTGAAATGGCAGCCTCAGCCTTTTTAACTGGAGGCTTTAGGTTCATCCCCTGCGCTTTAGCAGAGGCACGACCCTTAGCGTTAAGACCACCCTTTGGGTTTTTGCCTTCTGCTCTTTGCCACGCTGGAGACTTAGCCATTATTTAGCAGACTTACCCATCGCACCAGTTTGGATTGATTCATAAGATGAATACTTAGCTGCGTTTGGATATTGCTTGTCCATTGATGGGTAAGGCATTAGATCTTCTTCTAAGCCCATATCATCCATCTTGCCGTTTTCTGAATTCTTCATCACTTCTTCTTACCCATTTTCTTCATAGATGTCTTCTTATTTACCATCTTCTTACCAGTCTTCTTGGCTTCCATCTTGGCTGCTTTCATACCCTTTGGGCCGTATGAAAATTCTTTCATTCCTACTTTTGGCATTTTTATCTCCCTAGTTTTTGAACGTCATTGATATCCCATCGAAGGCTTTGCCACCCTCGTTGGAAAGTTGCACGGCAGCATCTATATCCTTCTGCTTGGTAGAGCGTGGCTCTATACCCTGCTTGGTTGCTGCCCAGTAGTCCTTTAGTTCCTTATCATCTTTCTTAACTTTTGTCTGGTCCCAACCGTTTTTGGTAGGGCTTACTCCCATAAACATTGGAGTATTCTGCTTTAGACATTCACCGTATGATTCGTGATCCTTTGTCTTACAAGAACTTGTGCAATTGCTCATACTACTGGAGTCACATAATCACTATATCCAGCATTGATTAAAACGGTAGCTTGCTCATCGCTAATTGTGTATTCGTGTCCACCAAGGAAATAGTAACTAGCTGCTGCTAAATCATCTTGGCTAGGTGTTTGTGTCATTACAACAGTAGTACCAGTAACCAATAATGATTGACCTCTTGGAACATCTGTCATACTAGGAGCAATGGCACCATCAATAGTTCCACCATTAAAGCGACGACCTGCAAGACGGGCATACTTAGAGTATGGATCATCAAGATATGTTTCCCACCGGTAGGGTGTTACTAGCGTATATGCCATATCTAACCTTTCATAAGTAGCAAAGGCGGGTTTGACCCCGCCCCTGCCGAACGGAAATTAACCGTTAGTTGCTGCAGACTCAATTCGATAGAGTGCAGACTCACGAAGGCGGTTGAAGCCTCCGAAGTAATACCAACCGATTGTGCGGAAACGACGTAGTGCATCAATCTCTGGACCGATAACGGTTGAGATGTCTGCAGCTTGTGCTTCAGCCAATGCTTCACGACCAGCGACGATTGCGCGGTAGTTGTTGGTAAATGTAACAGTTCCTGTGTCAGCAGCAGATGTAACGTTAGTTGCTGTTAGAGCATAGGTAAATGTTGTTGTTGAAGGAACAGATGCAATTGTAAATGTTCCGTTAAGTGTTGTTGCAGTTACGCAAGCAACTGTTACGACTTGGCCTACGCCAAGACCGTGAGCAACTGCTGTTGTAATTGTTGCAACGTTTGATGTCAAAGCACTGTTGGTGATAGTAGTGCTTGTAGCAATACCTGCAGCCAACTTTAGACCGTTTAGGACACGTGGTGTCTCAACGATGAAAGCGCCTTCGATAACGCCTACTGCGCCAGCAACAAACGGTGTACGTTCTACGTACTTTGTTAGTTCTTGGAAGCCACCTGTGCCAGTTTCAGCGCGAAGATCGGCTGATTGACGTGGGTGTAGGTATGCAGCATATAGTTCGCCCATACGAGGCAATGCCTTGTTTGTGCGTAGTGATACAACAGCGTTGCGGATATCTGCAACTGTCATTGTGTCTACTGGGAGAATTGTTGCTGATGAAGTTGGAGCAGTTCCTGATGGACCGTTTGAGTATAGTGCGTTAGTTCCTGCTGACAGGACCTGACCTACTACGTTGTCAATGGAGTCTGCTGCGTTGTAAGCGATGATGTCAGCAAGTGCTGAGTCAACATCGTTAAATGAAGTTAGGTTTAACTTCTTTGTTGTTGTAACTGCTGAACCGTATTCGTTCAATGTTACTGTAACCTGGTTTGGGTTACCTAATGCAATGGAAGATACATCTGATGTTTCTGTCAATGTAGAAGTAGCTTGTGCTAAATCTGAATAGATTGAGAATACAACTGATGATCCTGGCATTGCCTGTTGCACTGGCTTGACGTCAGCAAGTGAACGCATAACTGGAATGGAGCGAAGCGCCATTCTTACATACTGGTCGTATGCAGTAGTTAC